CCAGTCCTTTGCGCGTAGCAGCGCTGTTCTTAAGACTACGCATGGCTCGGCGTTCACCTTGGATGGCGCCTTGTTGGGCGGCTTGAGCCATACCGCGTTGGAACTGATCAGCCGTAACGTAGTCCACGTTATTGATGCGTTCCACGCTATAGCGGACATCAATTGGTTGCATTCCGGCGACACCGCCTGCACTCATCTCGGCAGTCGCACCACCACCTTCGGGGCCACCAGCAGATCCAGGGGAACGGCGATAGCGTCCCATTGCACCATCAAGCTTTGCTGCAACGCCAAGTTTCCCATCAGCACCACGCTTAAGTGGCATGATCGCCTCAGGGCCAGCCTCGCCCATGAGGCCGTTTTGCATCTCACCGCCTTTGGCGTACTTGAAGAAGGTGGGGCGGGTAACGATACCACCAGTTGCAAAAGGCTTGATGCTGTTCTGAGCAAAATCAGCTTGACCGCCAGCAAAATAAGCACCTTTTGCAGCGAAGGCACCTGGGAATGCAGCCCTCATGCCAAGATTCACCGCAAAACGCAGCAATGTCTGACCGATGTCTTTGAGGATTCCGCTTGCAATTTCCTTGAGGGCGTCACCCAGGCTCTTGGTGCCGCCAATTAAGGCTTCAATGCCAGCCATCAGTGAGCCGACGATGCCATCCTCAAGCGTGCTCACAATGTTGGCATACATTGCCTTCAGGCGTTCAGCCTGATCTGCGGCATCTCTTTCGCGACGCTTCCGCTCCTCTTCGTCTTTTGCTTTTTCTTTGATCTCAGGGACTTGCTCACCACGAGCCTTGATGATGTCCTTGGTTGCCTGAACTTGCTTTTCAAGCTCTTTTCTGATTTCGCTTTCGGCGGAAAGACTAGAAATAGTCAGCTCAAGCTGAGCAATTTTTTGCTCAAGCAATTCTGTTTCTTTTTGTACTGTTTGATCAATTTCGTAATACTGCTCAGCAAGTGCAGGCGTGATACCCGACTTGACCATGTCAGCAATTGCCTTGGCCTTTTCGATCTGTTCTGTGTATCTCTTGCTGATTTCGTCTAGTTCGCGCGTGATCTCTTCCCTGCTTTGCTTGTCTAATTCACGCAAGCGTTGAAGCGTATCCAGCCTGGCCTCGTCAACTTTCAGCAGCAATTGCTTGCGCTTGACCTCTGCTTCATCTGCAGGGATTTTTTCAAACTGAATTGCGCGAATTTGACCCGCAATTTCTGCAATTTGCTTTTCACCTTCAAGCCTGATTTTCAGGAATTCATTGCCGTCAAGCTGCGCTTGCCTGATTCGCGCGTTAATTTCGGCAATTTTTTCTTGAACAGCAAGCTCTGCCATGAGCTGCGGCAGTTGGCTTTCGCGCTCTTTTGCTGCTTTTTTCTTACGCCCACCGCCCCCTTCGGCGAGTCTTGGGAACCGTGTTGGCGTTGGTTGGTCAGCAGGAGCAGCGAAACCAGGGCCATAGAATCCCGCTCTAGGTGTAACGCCAACGCTTTGCAAAAGCGCAAGCTCTCGCTGACGGGAGATCAATTCATCCAACCGACCCCTAAGTTGAGCAGCCTCGGCACTGGCAAATCCTGCCGAGCCGCCAAATAGCGACATGCCAGCCGAAGCTGATCTTGACTCAATATCCAACTCTCCAAGTCTTTGCCTTAACTGATCAATCTCTGATGTGACCTGATCAAGCGGCGCATCACGTAAAAGCTCATTAAATTGCTCCTGCTCTTTCCATGTGTTGTAAAGAGAGACCCCGACAGCCGCAATGCCAGCCGCAAGTGCTGTCCAGGGGTTCAGAAGCGCCGTGGCATTAAGAGACTGAAGCGATACGGAGGCCGTGCCAGCCGCTGCTGCAAGCTTTAAAAGCGCAGCCCCAACGCCGCCAATTGCAGCAATCTGGCCTACACCAAAAACCGCAAATGCCGCACCTGCGCTGATCGCAATGACATCTAAATTTCTAGCAAGATTTAATGCCGCTTCCGCTATTTTTGGCAGCACCGCCACGAGAGCAGGCGTAATTTTTTCAATAAATTCAGCAAAGGCGGCTTGAAACTCAGCACCAATTGGCTGCAGTGCTTCACCCACTGCAATGCGCATTTGGTTGAATGCAACCGTTAAGCGCGCGCCGGAATCTTGACTGGATCCAGCAATTTGATCGGCAACGCCTGCATATTCATCGCCAAGTTGAACGATAAAATTCATTAACTCGTTTAGACCGACCTGTCCTTGCTCAAGAGCTTTTTGCAGCTCAGGCAAGGTCATTTCGTTTGCTTTGGCGAACTTGGTAACAGCACCAGGCAGGCGCTCGCCAAGCTGACCGCTCAGTTCTTCAGCACTTACCTTTCCCTTCGAGAACACCTGCACCATTGCAGTAATGGCGCCATCAACATCTTGCGCTGATCCACCAGTGGCCTTGATGGCTGAAGTTACGTTTCTAAAAACAAGCTCAGCATCGCTAACTTCACCGCCCGCACCTTTCACAGCCGCAGTAAGACTGGTCATGCCTTGAATAGCCACATCTTGTGGCACGTTCAAGTTCTGAGTGGCGGCACTAGCAGCCCTCATTGCACGGTTAAATTCTTCTTGACTGCCAGCAGCGCCTCGCAGTGCAATCTGCATTTTTTGCAATTGTGCTGCATAATCCGCAAACCCCCCAAGCTGCTGCCTGAGCATTCCAACTTGCGCACCAGCAGCAGCGCCGACGAAAGCACCGCCTACGCCGCCAGCAATGCCACCGATGGCACCACCAAGAAAGCCTTCAGGGCCACCAAAGATGCCACCGCTAATTGCAGCGCCAGCCGCTTGAGCCATTTGCATGCCACCCATTCGGCGGCCTTGCGTTTGCTGCAGCTTTCCTAAACGACGATCAAGTTGCTCAATCTCTCGTGATGCTTTTTGAAAATCAGCACTTGCGGGGTCGATTTGATTGCGCAACGCTTGCCAGGCGCCACGCTGCGCCTGCAGACTTTCAATGCTTCCATTGGAAGCAAGAGTTGCGCGCTTGATATCGTTTGAAACGCGGGTATAGCTATTACCCATCATTTCAATATCGCCAATAATTGGCTGCATGCCAATCTGGCCAATCTGCTGATACAAGCCGCTGATTTGCCTCATCGGCTGATCGATAACGCGCTGTCCAGCAGCGCGTGCACGCCCACGCTCAACAGAACGTCGAATTGCGGCCTGCTCTCTTAGCCCAGCATTCTCAGCGGTAATCTGACGATAATTTTCAATACGAGCGCGAATTTCTTCTTTGCGATCTGCATTCCCGTCTTCAGTTGCATTGGTCAACTCGCGCTGAAGCCGGTTGATTTCAGCAAGCGTGTCTTGGTACGGCGCACCAGCACGATCAAGATTCTGGAAATCTTGCGTCAGCTCTGAAATGCGAAGCTGCAATGCTGCCAAGGTATTTGGCAGTTCTTGTCTTGGCTGCATTGCGCCAATAAGAGGCGCACCAACTGCTTGAGCGCCAGCAATAACGCGCTGCCTGCCCTGCGCACGGCCAAATGCAGTTTCGCGAATTGTAATTTCTGTTAATGCATCGCCGTATTCCCTGGCGCTAACACTGAGCTGATCAAGCTGTCTATTCAGTGCCGCAAGCTGCTGACGAAATGCCTCCGGTCGGCGAGCAGGGAATTGTGCCGCAATCTGCTTGTCGGTTTGCTGCGCTGCCCGGCCTACTTCTTCGTAGTCATTTTTAAGCTGCTTAAGCGTATCGCTAAGGCGATTTACATCACCAGCAAGCTGCCTATAAACATTGCCGCCAATTGTTGCTTGCGTCTGCAGTCCCTTGAAAGCATCAATTTGACCTTGAATAGCCTGAATGCTTTGCTTGCCGCTACCTGTAAAATCAATAATTGATTGACGCGCTTCTTGAATAACGCGATCAGTGGGACCAATTGACTTCTCAAGTGAGCGAAATGCTGAGCCGAGCTTGTCCAGCCCCTCGGCACCTTGAATGCCAAGCTTGACCAGAATTTCGCTTACTTGCTTAGCCATCCTTGTCCTTGGCCAATTCGCTCAACGCTGCAGCCTCCATTATTTGAAGACTTTCCAGCATCTCGCGGCGATTGTCCACATTGTAAAGGTCAAACATCCCGCCAGCACACAGCATCACCTCATATCGCAATCCGAGGTAGCCCGCCATTGTGGTGTTCCATTGCGTTTGCATACGCAGGAACATCATCACTACGTCCCAGTTTTCATCCCACACTTCAAAATCAACCGCTTCTTCGCGCGGCTGCTCGGGGAGGACGATGCCAAATGCAGCGGCGTCCTCCCCGGTTTTATCCTCTACTCGCTTGCCGCCGCCCGCCCAGTAGGCGGCAGCCTCTTTCAGTTTCCCTGGCGCGCGCCTTCAAAGGTTTCGGTATAAGCCTTCAGCACACCGCGAATCCAGTAAGGGTCATCTGAAAGATCGCGCATGGCCTCAATCGAAAAGGGCACTTCCTTGCCATCCTCGTCCTGAATGCCTTCCCAGCCGACCATGATCACCTTCAGCAGATCCAGCTCGCCCTTCTCGCCAAGCTTCTGAAACTCCTTCCGGCCAACACGCTTGAACTTGGCATCAAAGGTAACCGTGTCAAAAGTGCCGCCATCACTCGGCTCTTCGATGCTCACCGGCCAAGAAAAAACTTTAACTTTTTTACGGACAAATGCCATGCGCAATGAACGCGATACTGCAACAGCATACACCCGACAAAAAGGGGCCGCAAATGCGACCCCCGAACCGTCTTCACCCGTTACACCTTAATCAGGTGTAAACAAAGCTGAACTCGTCGTTGCCACTGGTAGAGGGCACGCAGGTGAACGGAATGGTCAGCATGTGGATGCCGTCCTGATCGCTGTAGCTCACATCACCGATGTCCACCCGAGTAGAGGCGAAATCAAAGATGTTGCCAGCGGTCTGACCATGCTGGAACAGCAGGTTGCCCAGGGTGCCGTCGCTCAGCGCTGCAGTGAAGTAGTCCTTCTGGGCAATGGTCGGCGCTTCGATCACGACGCTGCCAGTGCTAGCGCGATCAGTCAGCAGCACCTGCTTGGTGCAGTTGATTAGGTCGCGATACACCAGAGTGTTGCCGATATCGAAAGTCACCGACTGAAGGCAACCGCTGTAAGACAGCAGCTCGAAGCCAGTGGTGTTGCCCTGCTTCGCGATCACAGGCGTTGCCTGGTTGGCGTAAGTAACTACAGGAGCTGCCGTATCGGTCGGTGCGTTATACACGCCAGTGAAGGTGAAATCAATAGAAGGGATCTCACCCACTGCCATGTTCAGCGTGAAAGTGCCGCGAGCACCAGTCACCTTGTGCAGCACACCATCAATGTTGTAGTAAATGGTGCAGCTACCAAAAGCAGAGCTGACAGGTGCATAGGTTGCGCTAACACCAGCAGAGATGGTTTCGCTCATGCCGCAAGCAAGCAGAGCCTTGCCATAGCGAGGGGCAGTGCCCGCAGTGCCAGAACCAGCAAGTTCAACGCTGAAAGTGCATTCAACGCGAGTGTTAGCAAGCAATTGCTCCGATGCACCAAGATAAGGGCGCACCAGATCACGGCTTACAACATCACTCTGCAGAGGAGTGATGTTCAAATCCCGCACCAGAATGGCGTCGGCGCCGTCCGGTGTTGGATCCGTCCCGTATGTCCCCTCCGTTTCGAGGAGAATCAGGCGTTTCCGAGTTAGAAGGGGCATTGGAAATTACCTCTGGTCGTTCAGGTGGCAGCGTTCGTGAAACAAGGGTACGAACGCCTGTCTCGGGGTCAAGGATGTACGAGCCACCTTGCCCTTGAAACTCATCCATTACTGTAAATCGGGTGGCTTATCAGACTTTAGGACGACAAACTCGCAACACTTGTCCGATATTGAACAATATAATCATTGAAAATTACACCTGCGGGTTGATCGGCGTCGACAAGGTTGAATGACACCTCGTCAGGCTGTACGTCAATGGCGTAACCACCAAGCGTCAAATCAGCAACCATCTTTGCGTGCATGCTGTCAATCACAGGGTCTGCAAGCTGATCAGGCACATCACCCCTAACAATCACACTGACCCTGACACGCATGCGCCAGTCCAGTGTTGGCAAGCTTGTATTTTGAGTCGGGGTGTCGCTGATCGGTTCCACCACAATCGCTGGTGATTCAGCGCGCTGCACAGCGGTCACTCGGCTGCGATAAACGCGACCATTCACTCCCACCGTTGTCGCCAAAGCGGTAGTGATCGCTGTCAAAATTTGCTCACGCTTGGTCGCCATTGAATCCTCGCTGGGGAAGCTTGCCAAACGGCCCTGGATCCGAGCCGCCCGTCACGATTGATTTTGCTCGATAATAAATGTAACAGTCTGTTTTACCCGCCACCTCCAAAGCCTGCATCACCTTGACCCAGTTTTTGAAGGTGTCCCGGTCCATCGCTACAGCACCACTCCTGGACCCATTACAACCAAGGCCCCCGTATTGCTATTCCCCCTCGTCACACGACCAATAGGTTGCTTGTTCGTGGGAGCCGTAGTAGTAAATCCGCCACCTTCTGCAACATACAAAGCTGAATTGACCGCATAACCATTGGTGTCCATCATCGTGATCTCACCACTGATCACCAAATGCCCGTCTGCACCCGCCGCAATAGCTGCATCAAGAATTCCAATCGCAGGCATCTTGGCAAGGTTCGCGGCATCAGCTCCTGCCACAATCACGGTTGACGTATCGCCAACATTTCCGGTGATGTAAACAGGTGTACCCTTCGCCAGCGTTGATGCAGTGCCATTACGGCAATGAATGTAAACAGGCCCCGCCAACGCACCGTGAATATGAGGCAGAGTGGCCAACCCGGTTACAGAAAGCGTTGTAAACGTCGGATTGTCATATCCCTGCACATACAGCAGCGAATTCCAAGCTGTCGTCCCATCCCCCAGCTTCAGCTTTCGCGTATCAGATTCAAATCCGACCTCGCCAGCAAGCAGCACCGGATTAGCCGCCGTCCAAGCCGCAGCAGTACCGTTACGAAGCTTGAAGCGCGTAATCGTGTCGCTCATGGCGTGCCACCGTCAAGTACATTCCCGGCCACATACGTCGTCGCAGGGCCGCCTCCATCAAGAATAACGACACTGTCTGTATCGGCTCCATCGCCATCAAGCACAGCAGCAGACACTGCAGCCAACACAGGAGTCGCACTGCGCTGCAGCATCAAATCGCAAAATTTTCCATCGTCCAACAGCTCAACGGATCGCACCGTATAAGGCAAGCCATCAACGTTCACGCCAGCGCCATATTGCAAATCGCCAAACAAGCTCGCAAGACAAGTGACCTTGTAGTCAGTTGTCAGAACGACGCCATCCGCCACCATCTCACTTGGCATATCAAGAATCCCAAGCCCACTCGCTGATCCAGCCGAAATCGGCACACCGAAATCAGCAAGAAACACACTTAGGTCTTCAGTGAATGCCATCGCAACTAGCAGGCCCGATGCCGATGGCAGAGCGGGAACACAAAAATTCTAAGCACAAAAAAGCCCCAGGTCACTTTCGCGACCCAGGGCCCCGTCCGTCATCCGCTATCAAGCGTACTTCTTCACGCCTACG